CATCTTCTACTAACAAGTGATTAGAACCACGCTTAACAATTTGATAAACTTCGTCTTGAGATTCTACAATGTCGCCAACATGAAATATTTCATCTGCAAAATATTTCTCGCGAACATCGTCTGTTTCAAATTTAACTTGCTCTTTAACAATATCCATACCCATGCCTTGACGAATCTCATTCATCAAGCGCTTTCCATCGAGTTCTGTTAAAGTGTGTGGTAATCCTCTTTTAAAAGAAGCAAAATCGTTTTTCTTTGCAGCTTCTCTCATCTTTGTACCTGACATACCCGAGGCACTATCAGCATCTGGATCTCGTTCTCCAGCAGATACTACTTCAATAGTATCGAAATGGAATACATCGCCATTGTATTTTTCCAAAAGCTTTTTGTATTCTGGAACGCGATCAGATCCAGCAATCATTACTAGATCTTTATATTTCTTAGACAGAGATTTTGCTGCTTCCATGAATGTTCTAATTTCTTCATTGGCTGCAATGAAGTTAGTGTGAGGGAACATTCTCTTGAGATAATATACCTTACGATCCACTGGAAGTGGATTGCTTTTCTTATCGTGTGTACGGGAAGCGAATATGATGTGATCGGCTTTCTGAGTAGAAGCGATCTTTTTGACAGCATTTACCAATAGCTCGTGGCCAGTTGTCGGAGGTTGAAAACGACCGAAGGCAAATACTACTTTTTTAGACGGCAACTCTTTTATGAGTTGTTTAAATTGTTTCATGGGCTTCCATCAATTAATAAGATTATTAGTTATTTATCTTTTTGTATGTTTTCACATTCGCAATAATCTGGTAACATATCTGGAGTTACTGGCTTCTCTCCAGGTGTCATCTTCTTACGGTACTGAGTTAACTTATCAGTACCTTCGTAACCAATATTGTTTTCTTCTTCGATATAATCTTTAAAGTTTAACATCAGCAATTCCATTTTCTAAGAGCTTTGTTAATTCTAGAATCTGGATCACGGGCAGTCTTAGCAGAAGTTAAACGTTTCTTCATACCACCCATACGAGCACAGAAAGATTTGCGACGATTAGCAGCTTTACTTCCTGGTTTTAACTTCGATGGTTTAGTAGTTACTGCAGTCTGTAGATTGCCACCTGTCTTACGGTTGTAAGCATCTACACCTTTTTGTGTTAGACCACCTGTAGAAGACTTGTAACCTTTAGCATCTATAGCATATTCGAATAGTTGGCTATCTTCAATGTCTTCAAACTTTTCCCATACTAATTCTGGATCTAGGTTATGTTCTTGAGCTAATTCCATTACTACTTCTTCAATAATATCGAATTGCTCATCTACTGATAGTTCTTCATTTGCTGCTTTAAAGTCAGCAGCAGTTGGTGCACCTTTTTCTCCAGGCTTACGCATACGTTCGCCTGAACCATTCTTAATACGTTCTCTTTTAGCATGGATGTTATCCCACAATCCACGCTTCTCTTCTAAGTATTGTTTAAACTTGATCATCGTTGCCATCCTTTTAAAATATCCGGTGAGAAATTAGAGTGACTAAATTCCATACGGTCTACAATCTTAACTGCTCCACCGGTAAGGTGATCAATAGCAACGAATCCTTCTACACCAGTTACTTTAAAACCATCTGTTGTCTTGAGGAAAGTGCTAATATGACTTGCACGATTCATCTTTTCAATAATCATCTTCTTAGCTTCAACTAATAGATTTACTAAATCAAAGATTGCTACTATCTGGTTTTGATCGTGGTGAGCAAAATAACTTAGGATTCTTTTGCGCGTATCTTCTTGTTTCGACTTGCCTGCGGGCGTTTTCTTTTTGTCGATTTCTTTTTGGTATTTATCGTGGATGTAATGGAAGAGCTCTCGTACGTGAGCTTTAGTATCACTAATCTGTTCCATCTTCCTGATTTTTGAATTGTTAAAGGTTTTAACTGCAAGTAAGAGGTCTTCATCGTTGCTAATCCCATTGAGAGTTTGAGCGCTGATTGAATTAAAGAGAGTACCAGCGCGTGACAACACATCAGTTACCTTTTTAGTCTCTTCAGCCGTAAAGGTAGCAGTACCTGAATAATCTTTATAGTTTGCATCATCCATCCATATTGTAGAAACTTCATTGAATTTATCTACAATGGTCTTGCCAAATGATGCTCTCATACTTTCAAATGAATCGCCTTCATAAGTCGTATGCCACACTACACCTATCTTAGCAGAACGAATCTTCTTACCAAGATTAGAATCATATGGAATAGCATATACAATTGTATTAGGATGGAAAGTTATGTACTTCTCTCCATCAATAACTTCAGTATTTTTATCGTCAGTGAACATTAGATCACCTTGATATACGCCTGACTTGATGCCAAGCTTTGAAAATTCTTTTAGTGCTACTTTAAGCTTAGCTGCTAGATCACCTGAAGTATCTGCATCAACTTCAGATGGTGTCTTATAAACTTTTGGTTCTTTATTGAATACGCCTTTTTTGGCTACAAAGAACTTTCCATCTCGTGGATCTACACCAGCAAAAATAGCTGGTGCACCATCCCATTTTACTGTTGAAGTAATAGGAGATTTTGCATGACCAGCTAACATATCGCGCAAGTTACGTAGAAAATTAATGGCTCTACGCGTACCGTTCACTCCTTCGTTGAAGACCAAATCTTCAACGTGCTCCATGTGAGTATTTTTTTCTTCTTTTAGATAGTCTTTTAAATTTAGCATTTTTGTCTTACTAATATTATACCACAAATTTGATTTATTGTACATATAGAACTAAAGTATTACTTTTACCAAGGGTCGCCTGAAAGTTTAACAGATGATGCCATCTTCTCCGATTCAAACTTGAATCGTATCTTCATAATCTTTTTAGTGCCAGCCGAAACGCCAATAGATTCGTTACCAACTTTTTCTAATTTAATTTCGTACTTAGACAATGCTTTTAATTTTTCATTGTCAGTTGGATCCATTACAACTGCTTTATATGGAGGTTTGTTTCCTTGACCAGTCACTTTGACATACGGTGGATACAAAATCTCAGCGTCCATCCAATCAGATAGTAAGTACTTCATCAGATCTTTCTGATTAAATTTCTTAAGTCTTACTAGCATTTCATCTCTCATTGCTGAGAGAATTTGTACACCTATTTTTTCAGTGTGTACTTTAATTCCTGGATTAGCACGAATAAAATCTTTTCTTTTCTGCGCAGCGTCTGGCAATCCAAATTTCTTGATAGTTCGTTCTAGTTGATTGGCGTATTCATCACCTAATTTTAAACCTAGATTTCTATCTACTGTTCCAAGCCCTGGATTTTTGAATCCGATGTCACCACTACCTTTAGTTGCTTTTGCAGATAAACCAAGGAAGCCTTTTGCTGGACCAGCATTAAATTTAACTAATACGTCAGTGGGATTTTTTCTTTGATCTACTGGTTCGCCTACAGCTGCAGCCATAGATCCTGGGCGGGCTGTCCACCATACATCTTTTATGGGCAATTTATAGCCATTGCGCGTAGCCCACTTTAAAAACTCGTCAGCCATAGCTTCTGCTTTTCCAATAGCATCAGCAACTTCTTCAGACTTAGCTTGAGCAACTCGCTGATTATATTGCGTTTGAGCGTCCCTATCAAACCATTTCTTGCCAGCTAACACGTAGCCGGTATATATTTCGTTAATGTCTGATAAGACTGTATTTGCTGTCATAGAATCCATCCATAAAAATATTATACTATATTTATAAACTAAAATCGCCCCGAAGGGCGATCTTTATAAGAAGGATTCTAGACTACCTGTTGGTTCTGTATCTCGTATCTCAAAAGTCTTTTGAGGATTAAACTGGTACATGAGACTACCTTTCATCATATCTCGTTTACCCTCAAGAACAGCTTTAATTTCCATTGCCATGTCTGTAGCAGTATGAACTGGAACATTCTGGCATACATGATTTAGATTCTTTACTGGATTCAATAGCTCAAAGTCTTGAGGTAATCCCATGATAGTCATACACTCACGATATGTAAGGTATCTATCTTCAGTATGATGAGTCATAGAAGCAGGAAGATGTCCAACAAATGCTCCAATATAATCCTTTGGAATATATGAAGCACGTCTCATAATGTTACCGCCTGCATCAAGTTTATTCTGCATAGCATCCATCTTTGCAGCAAACTTAGTGTAACCTTCTTTCTCAAAGAATGATTTAACCATACGATAGTTATGTCCATTCTCTTCAATGTAATGCATTGCATCAGCAGACTTAGTAAGAGTCTTTTGGAATTCAGCATGTGAAATACCACTGTGCATAACTTCAAGAACATAACGATAGTATGGATCATCCTTACTAGGAATCTTCTTATTCGTTACTTCCTGCTGTGTAGATTCAGGTTTTGCAAGATTGATTTGATCTTCAATACTAACTCTATACTCATCGAAGTACTTGAACACTGGAACTCTATCACCTTTCCAGAAGAAGTAAAAGCTTCTTTCACGAACTTGTGAAAGACCGTGCAACAGCGACTTGGTTCTATACACAGACATCGTGTAACCATTCTCTTGCGCAAGGTTATGAAGCTTAGCAACAATAGGTTTACCCATCTCACCTGCAAATCGTGGAGCATTCTCTCCCCAAAATACTTGAGGTTTCATTTCCTCGAGTACATACTTTGCTGTAATCATCATCCAATCGTTGACTGCAGAATCTGAGCTTGACGATGGAGAAAGAGAGCTAAGACCAGCGCAAGGACACACAGCATTAACAACATCAACATACCCAGGATGTTTTCCGCCTTGGTCGAGTAAGATGTAAGGAACGTCTTTAAGATGGTTAACCAAGTGCGAATCATTACTACTAAACGGAGTGTAAGAAAGTAAGTACTCAGGCTTTGTACCAAAAGCGTTAATTTGTCCAAGAGTTTCTCCACCAATCAATGGTACGATAGATGCATGCTTTAATGTCATAAATTATCTTCAATTTGTTTCATCATCTCAGCAAAAGTATACTGAGAATCTTGATGTTGTTTATAAAATTCAAACGCCATTTCACGGTATTCATCCCGCATTCCGGAGTCCTTAGATAATTTATTCACCAAATCAAGAGCCGGTTGCATGTCATTATCATCAAGCCAAATAGTACCTGTGTCTTTACAGTTGATTAACTTATCGCCAAACTTACGATGAGTACAACGCTCACCGTATAACTTGCGGAAGACAGGTACTACACCAACAGCTGCAAGTTCGCAGTGTGTATATTCAATAGAACGTTCAATAAAGCGTTCATCAAGAATAGACAACTGATAACCGAATCCAGTTGCTGACATACGATACAACATTTGTTCATTAATATATGGACCAAACACATATGCTGGTTGATCTTTTTCAATGTTAATAGTATTAATATCTTTGTCGATCATGCCGTGAAACTCCGATAGTTCACGGAATCCAAGATATGCTGGAGACTTTTCAATACCTTCGAATGTAGTGATGTAATTGTTGGGACGAAGGAACTCATTGTGAAACTTAAACATTTGAACATAGCCTTTCCAACTTGTGGTACGGCCAATCCATTTGTGCATCTGAGGTTTTGTTTGATTGATATCGAGCCAGTACTTTTCTCTTACTGAATCGAAGTCCATTCCAGGCTGAAAGTTTAGAATAGTTTTTGATTCATCACCACCAAAGAATCCTGCAAGACCTCCACCACCAGTAACTTCAGTTACGTACTTTGCAAAGTCATTGCTTCGGCTATGACCAAACAGAATGTTTGCTCTTTCAATTGCTTCTTTAATAGCAGCATTACGCTTGATAGATAATGCTGAGTGGTCGTGTTGAACCAATACAATTGGCTTTACGATTTCTGATAGAGCACGCTTGAATTGCTCAATCGCTGCTTCAGGATGACCAAGCGATGGAAGACTATTGATGATAACTACATCGGCTTTGTTACAACCTTCGATCATCTTATTAGTTTCTTCAGCTTTTGCAAGCTTAAGTTGAACTACATTTGAAACATCATGAGCATTCTTACGAGTCCATGACTTATCTTTTGAGGAGAACACGACGAAGTCATGACCATTCTTGGCCATCCATTTAGTTTGTTCTACTGTAAATTTAGTAACGCCACATCCTTCGATGCCACGTCCCATAATAATTGCTACTTTCATTCTAGATATTCCTTACAATCTTCTATTTGTCGGATGGACACATTCCAACTACGATTACGTTTGTACCCAAGTTGATTTCACTCCAGCTTCTTTAAACATATTATAAGTCAACTCAAACGATTGTGTCCATATGTCTGGTACTACATCATCAGTATAGATTACTACTCGTTGAATGCCAACTTGAATGATACCTTTGGCACATTCATTACATACTGGAAGTCCATAGACATAAAGTGAAGCACCGTTTAGAGAAACTCCGCTGAAAGAAGCATTATAGATTACATTCATTTCAGCATGAACTACATGCTTGTATTTTACATCACGATTCTCATAGCGTTCAGGAAGGTCGAGAATCCCACGTGGAAAACCATTATATCCTTGTGATAGGATTTGACCTTTGGCACCAACGGCAACTGCGCCAATCTTTCTAC